CTATTCAGGTTTTCCAAGCTGCTTCACAGCCTGATTGATGCCCGTGGCCGCAAGGCCGGACACTGCTCCGACGGCCGCCGCCGTGATGGGATCCGTTGCCGGGAACTCCGGCATGCCCGCGTACAGGGCTACGACGCCCAGCACGAGGCCAGTGCCGCCGCAGATGACCGGTATGTACTTGTTGTCCAGCGGTGTGGTTTTCACACCCGTACCGGCGAGATAGCACAGCACGGTGATGGCTGCGACGGTGCCCAGCCCAAATACAGAAATATCCATAAAATCAGTCCTCCTTGATGGGTAGCTTTTGCACCCGTGTATATAGTTCAGTGCCTGTCCCGTTACCGCCCAGCGCATGGTAGGCGCGGTACAGGTATTCGATGTTTTTCAGGCTATCCACGTCGATGTGGCCCTGTGCGATAT